TTTATACATTTTAGATTTTGATCAGTTCTTCCTATACAAAAAGAATGATAGTGTATGGATGGCCCACTCGCCTTATTGCTTTGTGGAGCCAATTGAGAAGCAAAAGGACCTGTCTGTTTTTGAGGTTGGCGTAGAGCAGCCATTGATTGGAAATCTTGTATACGTTAGTGATAAATTAAATATCCCTGCTGGTGCTTTGGTATCTTACCAGCCTGACACAGAGTACAGGTTTGATATTGACGGAAAAAAACTGTACAGAATGTTTGAGAAAAATATTTGCATTGTATTATGACAACTGAAGAATATAAATTAAAAATAATCAAGGCAGGAGAAATGGCTATCAAAGAACTTATTAAGGTTGCTGAAGAGCAAATCTTGACAGGTGATGAGGGTGATGTATCTGCTGACAAATTAAAAAATGCGGCAGCTACAAAGAAGTTGGCTATCTTTGATGCGTTCGAGATTCTATCAAGGATAGAAGAAGAGCGCAACATGATCACAGGTAATGTTCACATCCAAGAGAAAAAAGGTGGCTTTGCTGAGAGAAGGGGCAAATAATGCTATACACAATTGAGAAAGATATTATTAGTGCGAAGGTTATCGAGAAAGGTAACCTTACAAATAGCTGGAAGTATGGCCACAATGATAAATATGATGTTGTCATTATATCTAAGGATGGAACCATCGGTGAGATATATAACATTAATGGTGTTAATATAGCCTTGCCGGCTAAGCCTGAACAGGTTGAGAATAGAAGTAATCACTGGGAGGTCGTTGATTATCCTAAAGAATTACAAAGGATTAAGACAATCTTTGATTGGGATAGGACTGACAATAAGTTTAAAGCTAAATGGGATGATTACATAGATCAAGAATTCAATCGTAGAGATAATGGCTTCTGGTTTATTAATAATAGTATCCCGACATATATCACCGGCACACACTATATGTACTTGCAATGGAGCAAGATAGACGTTGGTCTACCTGATTTCCGTGAAAGTAACAGGATATTCTTTATATTCTGGGAGGCTTGCAAGGCTGACGATAGGTGCTTTGGTATGTGCTATCTAAAGAATAGACGTTCAGGTTTCTCATTTATGAGTAGCTCTGAGATGGTCAACCAAGCGACAATCACAAAGGATGCCAGGTTTGGTATCTTATCAAAGACGGGAGATGATGCAAAGAAAATGTTTACAGACAAGGTCGTGAATATATCTTTGAGCTATCCATTCTTTTTTAAGCCAATACAAGATGGTATGGACAAGCCAAAGACTGAGCTTGCGTATCGTGTTCCGGCATCTAAGTTCACAAGAAAGAGTATTGCAAAAGCTGAGGAGGATCACTTAGAGGGTCTTAATACCACAATTGACTGGAAGAACACAGGTGACAACAGTTATGACGGAGAAAAATTACGGATGCTCATTCAAGATGAGAGCGGAAAATGGCTTGCACCTAATAACATACAAAATAACTGGCGTGTAACCAAGACGTGTTTGCGTTTGGGTAGTAGGATCATTGGTAAGTGTATGATGGGTTCTACATCGAATGCGCTTGACAAGGGTGGTTCTAACTTTAAGAAATTATACGAGGACTCTGATCCAAGGAAGAAGAATGAGAACGGGCAAACCAAGAGTGGCCTGTATTCATTATTTATCCCAATGGAATGGAACTTTGAAGGGTATATTGACGAGTATGGTCACCCAGTGTTTAATACGCCATCTAAGCCTATTAAGGGTATTGATGGCAGAATGATTAAGATTGGTGTAATTGAGTATTGGAATAATGAGGTTGCGTCTTTGAAGAGCGACTCAGACTCATTGAACGAATTTTACAGGCAGTTCCCACGCACAGAGTCACACGCGTTCAGGGATGAGAGTAAGGCATCTTTGTTTAATCTTACGAAGATATATCAGCAGATTGATTACAATGACTCATTGATTAAGGACAGGGTCCTTACAAGAGGTTACTTCCATTGGAAGGACGGTGTGAAGGACAGCCAAGTTGTTTGGACGCCAGACAATAAGGGCCGGTTCCTTGTGTCATGGGTTCCACCAGAGAACTTAAGAAATAACTTTATAAAGCGAGGTAGTTTGTTCTATCCTGGTAATGAGCACCTTGGCGCGTTTGGATGTGACCCTTATGACATCTCAGGTGTTGTGGGTGGCGGTGGATCTAACGGATCTCTCCATGGTATGACAAAGTTCAGCATGGAAGATGCGCCAAGCAACCAGTTCTTCTTAGAGTACGTGGCAAGGCCACAGACGGCAGAGATATTCTTTGAAGAGGTATTGATGGCGTGTGTGTTCTATGGTATGCCGGTGCTTGTGGAAAATAACAAACAAAGACTATTATATCATTTTAAGAATAGAGGGTACAGAAACTTTGCATTGAATAGACCAGATAAGCCCACACACAAGCTCTCTAAGACAGAGAAAGAGATCGGGGGAATACCTAACTCATCTGAGGACGTAAAGCAAGCACACGCGTCCGCTATTGAGACATATATTGAGAAGCACGTTGGTATAGACTTTGAGAATGTTTATAGAGATTCTGACGAGATGGGATCGATGTATTTTACAAGAACACTTGAGGATTGGGCAAGGTTTGATATCAATAATAGAACTAAATTTGATGCAACAATTAGCAGTGGTTTAGCGATAATGGCAAACCAAAAGCACTTATATGTGCCAGAAAAAAAAGAATCAAAAATAAGCATTAAATTTGCGAGATACCAGAATGAAGGGTATAATAGCAGGATAATAGACAAATAATGGATCAAACAACTCAAGAATTAATAAGCCCAACATCATTTCCGAGTCAGTTGGCTACTGATGCAGAAAAAGCGTCCAAGGAATATGGTATTAAAGTAGGAAGGGCTATCTCTTATGAGTGGTTCAGAAGAGATACTAATTCTTGTCGTTTTTATAATCAATGGATTGAGTTTCATAAGCTAAGACTATACGCCCGTGGGGAACAGCCTGTACAAAAGTACAAGGATGAGTTAGCTGTTGACGGTGACTTGTCTTACTTGAACCTTAACTGGGAACCGGTTCCAATTATCCCTAAGTTTGTCGATATCGTTGTTAACGGTATGTCTGACAGAATGTATGCGGTAAAGGCATTTGCTCAAGATGAGTTAGCTGCCGGCAAGCGTTCAGGATACAAAGAGATGATTGAAAAGGACATGGTAGCAAAAGATTTCTTAGTGCAAACGCAAGAACAATTTGGTATCAATGCCTTCAATACAAATCCTAAAGATTTGCCAGAGAATGATCAAGAGCTTAACCTTCATATGCAACTTAACTACAAGCCTGCTATTGAGATTGCTGAAGAAATTGCGATTGATACATTATTTGAACAGAACAGATATCAAGAAATTAAAAGACGTGTTGATTATGACATGACTGTCTTGGGTATTGGTATGGTTAAACATACGTTCCAGGCAGGGGCCGGAATTAGGGTTGAGTATGTTGACCCTGCGTCTGTTGTTTATTCATACACAGAGTCTCCAACATTTGATGACTGCTTCTACTATGGAGAGATCAAGCAAGTTCATATTGGTGAGTTGATTAAAATTGACCCGACCATTACAAAAGAGGAGCTTGACAAAATATCTAAGTTAAGTAGTATCTGGTTCACTCAGTACAATATTATTAGACCATACAGGAACACATTGTTCGACAGAGATGTCGTAACATTATTATATTTCAATTATAAAACCGATAAGAAATTTGTCTACAAGAAGAAGTTTTTGGATAATGGTGGTACTCGTGTCATTCGAAAGGATGAAAACTTTAACCCACCAACTGGGACTGACGAAAGATTTGAAAAAATAGAAAAGAGAATTGACGTATGGTACGAAGGTGTCATGGTGTTAGGCTCAAGCTATTTGCTTAAATGGGAACTCAGTAAGAACATGGTTAGACCAAAGTCTGCTACGCAGTATGCTTTGCCTAACTATATCGCAATGGCCCCAAGAATGTACAAAGGTGTGATTGAATCATTGGTTAAGCGTATGATTACGTTTGCTGATTTGATTCAAATTACACATCTTAAATTACAACAGGTTATTGCTAAGGTTGTGCCAGATGGTGTATACATTGATGCCGATGGTGTTAACGAGGTTGACTTGGGTAATGGTGCAAACTACAACCCAGAAGATGCACTTAAGTTATACTTCCAAACAGGTAGTGTAATTGGTCGTTCTTACAATCAAGATGGCGAGTTCAACCAAGGAAAGATTCCAATTCAAGAGCTAAACTCAAATAGCGGCCAAGGAAAGATCACAGCGTTGATTAATTCGTACAACCACTACTTGAGTATGATTAGGGACGTAACTGGCTTAAACGAGGCGAGAGATGGCTCTATGCCTGATCCAAGATCGTTGGTTGGTGTACAGAAGTTGGCTGCGCTTAATTCAAACACAGCAACAAGGCATATCTTAGACGGAACATTGTTCATTACGAAGAGATTGGCTGAGGCATTATCTTGCCGTATATCTGACGTTCTTGAGTATTCAGAGTTTAAAGAAGAGTTTATAAACCAAATTGGTAAGTACAATGTTGGTGTATTAGAAGACGTAAAAGATTTATACTTACATGATTTTGGTATCTTTATTGAAGTATCTCCGGACGAAGAGGAGAAGTCTCAGCTTGAGGCTAACATCCAAGCGTCGTTACAACGTGACCAGATTGATCTTGAAGACGCTATTGATATTCGCGAGATTCGCAATATTAAATTAGCAAATGAGCTTTTGAAATTAAAGCGCAGAAAGAAACAAGAGCAGGACATGGACCGTGAGAAACAAAAGATGGAGATGCAAACGCAGTCTAATATCCAATCTTCTCAGGCAGCAGCACAAGCGAGCTTACAAAAGGTTCAGGCAGAATTCCAAGCTAAGGCGCAATTAAAGCAAGCTGAGTCAGCATTTGATATCGAGAAGATGAAGCAAGAGGCTCAACTTAAAATGCAGTTAATGCAAATGGAGTTTGAGATGAATATGCAATTGAAGGGTTTAGAAGTTAATGCTGCAAAGACAATTGACCAAGAGAAGGAAATGGCGAAGGATAAGCGTATTGACATCCAAAGCACACACCAATCAAAGTTAATTGAGCAGCGTAAGAAAGACTTGCCAGCCATTGATTTTGAATCAAGCGAAGACTCTTTAGATGGTTTTGATTTGGCTCAATTTGAACAAAAATAAAAATCACTATTTTTGTAGCGAAAAATTAATCAAATAAAATATATGGAGAATTTCACATCAGTAAAAGCTGTGAGTTTCGGTGAAGAAAAATCTGTTCAAGAAATTGAACAGGAGTTACTAGCCAAGCACGAAGAACAGCACCCAACAGAACAGGTAGAAGAGCCTGTTAGAATTGAAGAGCCAATAGTTGTGCCAGAAGCACAGCAAAGGGAACTTGAAGAGAATGACGTTCTGTCCTTTATTAAGAATAGGTATAACAAAGAGATTAATACTTTGGATGACTTGCTTCAAGAGAGAAATCAAAGTGAAGAGTTACCAGAGGATGTCTCAGCGTTTTTAAAGTTCAAAAAGGAAACAGGTCGAGGCATTAACGATTTCTTAAAAATAAACAGAGACGTTGATAACGAAGACCCAAATAAGTTGCTATTCGATTATTACAAGCAAAATAACCCTGACCTTGACGATGATGAAGTCTCATTTGAAATTGAGAATAAATTTCAATACGATGAAGACATGGACGATGAAAGGGATATTAAGAAGAAACGAATAGCACACAAACAAGAGCTTACAAAAGCGAAGGACTACTTTAACAAACTGAAGGACCAATACAAAGTTCCTCTTGAGTCAAGAGGTGCTGGGATTCCAGATGAAGAAAAAGAGCAGTACAACGCTTTTAAGCAATATGCCCAGAGTGCCAAAGAAGTTGAACAGGCGCAGAGAGAAAGAGCTGAATATTTCGCCAAGAAAACTGACGAGTTATTCTCTAATGAATTCAAAGGTTTTGGATTTAAAGTTGGAGATAACGAATTTGTTTACAAACCAGGTGAGACAGAAGCGATTAAGAAGGATCAATCTAATTTGACCGAGTTTATCAAGACATTCTTAGATGACAACGGTTTTATGAAAGATCCGGCTGCGTATCATAGGGCGATAGCAGTTGCCAGAAATCCGGAGGGCTTTGCAAAATATTTCTACGATCAGGGAAAATCTGAGGCAGTAGAGACAATCGCAAAGGAATCAAAGAACATAGATATGGGAGGTGTAAGATCCGTACCAGAAAATATGGGCAAAGGTGGATTTAAGGTAACTTCTCTTGACAATGACCATGGCAACAGATTAGTTATAAAAAGCAACAAAAAATAAAAAAAAAACAAAAAATAAAAAAATATGGCTGGTTCAGTATTATCGAGTCCGGGTTTCGCATTAACCCCCTCATCAGTAAAGGCAACATTGCCTACTAACTATATTACCAACTTCAACTTCTTGAACCAGTATCTTCCTGATACTTACGAAAAAGAATTTGAAAGATATGGTAATCGTTCAATTGCATCTTTCTTACGCATGGTCGGTGCGGAGATGCCAAGTAACTCCGACTTAATCAAATGGGCTGAACAAGGTCGTTTGCATACAAAGTACTCTAGTTGTACTTCTGGTGCTGCTGCTGGTTCCGCTACTGCTACTTGGACTGTTGCAGATTCAGGTATTACTGCTTGTAACTTCAGAGTAGGTCAAACTGTTTTCTTATCTCGTAACGCAGGTGGAACAGCAAGTGACAAAGCAATCATCACTGCTGTAAGTGGATTAACTTTCACTGTAGCATATTATGCTGCTGCTGGACAACAAATTCCTGTATCAACTGCATCTAGTGCATTTGTTTACGGTTCTGAATTCAAAAAAGGTTCTAATGGTATGACTGGTTCTTTGGAAGGGCAAGATGATATCTTCTCTAACAGCCCAATCATTATCAAAGACAAATATGAAGTTTCTGGTTCTGACATGGCTCAAATCGGATGGGTAGAAGTTACTACTGAGAACGGTGCTACAGGTTACTTGTGGTATTTGAAATCAGAGCACGAAACTCGTTTACGTTTTGATGACTACTTAGAGATGTCTATGGTTGAAGCAGTTCCTGCTGAAGCTTCTTCTGGAGCTATCGCAGTTACTGGTGACGTTGGAAACAAGGGTTCTGAAGGTTTGTTCTACGTTGTTAATAGCCGTGGTAACGTATGGGGCGGTGGAAACCCAACTGCATTAGCTGACTTCGATGCTATCTTGCAACGTCTTGACAAACAAGGAGCTATCCAAGAAAACGCATTATTCATCAATCGTCAATTCTCTTTGGATATTGATGATATGTTGGCTGCTCAAAACAGCTACGGTGCAGGTGGAACAAGCTTTGGTTTGTTTGACAATGACGAGAATATGGCATTAACTTTGGGCTTCAAAGGCTTCAAACGTGGTAGCTATGAGTTCTACAAAACTGACTGGAAATATCTTAATGACGCTACTTTACGTGGTGGTATTAATGGTGGTGTTGTAAACGGTGTATTAGTACCAGCAGGTTCTACTAGCGTTTATGATCAAGTGTTAGGTAAGAACGCTAAACGTCCATTCTTGCACGTTCGTTATAGAGCTAGCGAAACTGAAGATCGTCGTTACAAAACTTGGATTACTGGTTCTGCCGGTGGTGCAACTACTAGTGACTTGGATGCTATGCAAGTTCATTTCTTGTCTGAGCGTGCATTGTGCACCTTGGGAGCTAACAACTTCTTCTTATTCCGTAACTAATAAGTAATTAGCAATCAATAAATTAAGTGGGGTTAATAGCCCCACTTTTTTTTGTTTATATTTGCAATGTAAAATTTTAATCAAATGAAAAAACCAGAAATCAAAGACAGAGTGTACGTTCTGAAGGACGGATCACCTCCATTATCATTTATGTTGCCTTCTCGCAACACCAAGCGTTTTCCTTTATTACACTTCGATGAGGAAACAAATACCAATAGAGCGTTAAGATATGCCAGAAACCAAAAGTCTCCTTTTGAGGACGAACAGGATGGTAACTACATCTTAGAGCCAATTGTATTTGAAGATGGCGCATTGGTTGTCCAAAAAAACAATCCTGTATTACAAAAGTTTTTAGATTTACATCCATCAAAAGGAGATATTTTTGAAGAGTTTGATCCAGAAAAAGAAGCTACTGAAAATCTTGAGTACTTAAACTTTGAACTTGATGCGCAAATTGCAGCAAGAGAAATTAGCATTGATACAGCAATGGCAGTATTGCGTGTGATGATTGGTTCTCGTGTAGAAAACATGACATCGCAAGAAATCAGAAGAGATATTATGGTATATGCTAAAAACAATCCAGAAGAGTTCTTAGAGATGATTGACGACTCTGACTTACAATTACGAAACAAGGCAGCTAAGTATATTGAGATGGGTTATTTGCAGTTTAGAAATGCACAAAGAGACATCTTCTTTAACCTTAAAGACAATAAGCGTAAAATGATGAGCGTTCCTTTAGGGGAAGAGCCAATCAACGCGATGGCAGCATATTTCAAAACCCAAGAAGGTATTGAAGTAGAAGAGAGCCTTAACAGGATTAGTCAAGAATAATTATTATATTTGCATACAATTATGAACAAATTTTTAAAAATCGAGGCATCAACTACCGGAACGGTATTGATCGGAACTGACGGCATTGGCTTAGTTTCTAAAGCTTCTAACACAACTGTTACGATTGCGTATACTGCGGGTAGTACTGCTTCTGACCTTCTTACAATCACTCACACAAGTGATACAACTTTTGCAACAGTACAATCAATCATTGATGCAATTATCGCTGTACAAAAGCCAAACGCTGCACCTTTGCAATTTATTGCACCAACATTGCCAAGTGGTATAGCTATTTCTACTGTAGCATTAGCTTAATTTTTTCTTTCTTTCATTCATTAAAGTAGCAGGGCAAGTCCCTGCTATTTTTTTATTATCTTTGCGATACAATGATAAATAACGTAAGAAATACCGTAATGTTCTTCCTTAACAAGGATAACAATGGATATCTTACTCCTGATGAGTTTAATGCATTTGCCAGACAAGCACAATTAGAAGTATTTGAAGATATGTTCTATCAATACAATAAGTGGCTTGTTAAGAGGAATACAGGGGTATCGTATAGTGGCAGCTCGGACATTGCCAAACTTTTGTCTGAGAGTATTGATAAGTTTTCTACCAGCGCTGCATTAACATATTCTGCCGGCATATACAATTTGCCTACAGATGTATATAGCGTAACAAATGTATTGTATAGCTTTAAGGATGTTGAAAGAATTGAGAAAAACAAATTGCCTTACTTTTTGTTTTCTAACCACACAGCTCCAACGACATACTATCCGGCATACTCACAAGCTGGTACAACTATAACTGTATATCCATCAACGATTCAGACTAACGTGTCAATTGTTTACAATAGATACCCATTAGATCCGAAGTGGACTTATTACACAGATCCAGCAACGCAAGCGCCATTGTTTGACCAAGCGGCTCCAGATTATAAAGACTTTGAAGTGCCTGATATATTTCAGAACGACTTGATTATAAAGATATTGAAGTTTGCTGGAGTTACTATTAGAGAGAATGAGATTGTTGCTGTAGCAACTGCGGAGGAACAAAATAATCAACAACAACAATAATGTCAACAAACCAAGAATATTACAACGACTCAAACCTTTGGGGTGAAGGGCAGAATACAACATTGGCTGATATTGTCAACAACTTCATGCTTATGTATGTTGGGCCTGACAAATTGATTGACAATGCAACGCGTTATAATGTGTTGTTCCATGCAAAGAGAGCATTGCAGGAGCTAAACTATGACGCATTAAGAAACAAGAAGGTTCTTGAGATGAAGGTAAAGGATGATTTGAAGTTCATCTTACCTCCTGACTATGTTGACTATATTAGAATTTCTTTAGAAGCGAATGGTGTGTTGTTCAAGTTAACAGAAAACACAACTGTTAATTATGCCAGCGCATACTTGCAAGACAGCAAAGATGATTTTATCTATGACCAAGACGGTAACATTCTTACTGGTCAATCTGAATTAGATATCTCACGCATCAAGAACACAGCAATGGAAATTGCTTACATTGATGGATGGTACTATGGAAGAGAGGGTTGGTTCTATGATGGCTACTGGTATTTTAGATATGGAATTGGCGGACGCTTTGGTATGGAGACAAGTGAAGCAAATGTCAACCCTAAGTTTGTAATTGACAAAGCATCTGGTGTGATTAACTTCTCTTCAGCTGTATCAGGCAGATTGATTGTGCTTGAGTATATCTCTGATGGTCTTGAGAGCACAGATCCATCACAATTAAAGGTTCACAAGTTTGCTGAAGAGTTTATTTACTCTTACATCAAATGGTGCATTCTAAACAACAGAATTGGCGTTCAGGAGTACATTGTAAGGCGCGCAAGAGAAGAGAAGTCAGCGATGCTAAGAAATGCTAAAATTAGATTGAGTAACCTTAAGCCAGGAAGATTATTAATGGTTCTTCGTGGTAGAGATAAGTGGATTAAATAACTATGGAATTAAAAAGAAACTTTGCCGCTGGCATAATGAACAAAGACCTCGATGAGAGGCTTATACCTAATGGCCAATATAGAGATGCCAGAAACATCCGTGTAGGTACATCTGACTCAACCAATGTTGGTTCCGTGCAGAATGTAATGGGTAACACCAAAGTGTCTGGATTAAGGGCCGCGGCATTGGCTATGGGCATAACATTGCCAGGTACATATACAACGATTGGTTCGTATGTTGATCTGGCAAACAATAATATATACTATTTTGTGAAGGGCATATTTAATATGGTTGTGAAATACCATGAGAATGCAAACGGAACAGGAGAGACATATATATTGTTAATAGAAAGCGTTGGTAGAGCTCCGGTTGAGTATTTGAAGTTTAGCACTAATAATTTAATTACTGGCGTTAACTTGGTTGATAATTTATTGTATTGGACAGATGGATTAAACCCACCAAGAAAAATAAATGTAACAAGAACATATGCCTTAGATGGGTTTACAGACAAAGACATCTCTGTGATCTTGGCTCCTCCATTGAATGCGCCTACAATTGTAATGAGCAATGATGGTACTGACGTAAATAATATCAGCGAGAGATTTATAAGGTTTGCTTATAGATATAAGTACCTTGATAATGAATATAGTGCATTATCGCCATTCTCTGATGTTGCATTTTTTCCTAAGGTATTTTCATATGACTATGGAACAGGCAGTAATAAATCAATGGTCAATGCAAACAATACTGTTGATATTACTTTTGACTTTGGAGACAGCAATGTAAAAGAGGTTCAGTTAATATTTAAGGACAGCTATTCATTGACGGCAAACATTATTGAGAACATAACCAAGGCGACAGCTTTATCAAATAAGTTTAAATTTCAAAACAACAAAGCTTACGCTGCTTTGCCAGAAGATCAATTGACAAGGTTGTTTGACAACGTGCCATTGAAGGCAAAAGCACAAGAGTATATTGGTAACAGATTATCTTATGGTAACTACACTCAGTTCTATGATATCGCTGACTGTAATCAAGTGCCTATCAATGTTAGTCTTAAGGCTGAATTGAATTCTATACCGGTAGTAACTAAGGGTGTTCCAAGAAAAACATTTAAAAGCGACAGGGATTATGAGTTAGGGATTGTGTATTTAGATGACTATGGCAGAATGACAACTGTTCTTACCTCTGATGGGAACACGGTTCATGTGCCAGCTAGTGCGTCTACAGCACAAAACTTATTGAAAGTAAAGGTAAATAACTATGCTCCTTGCTTTGCAACAAAGTATAGATTCTTTATAAAACAAAACAAATCAGAGTATTATAACGTATTCCCGGTTGATTATTTTCAAGATGGATTATATACTTGGTTCTTAATCCCTAAGTCAGATATTGACAAAGTACAAAAGGATGCTTACTTAACAATTAAGTCTACTGAGTCTGGAGCAACTGGTTCTGCTGAAAGATACAAGATTATTGAAGCAGACATGAAGGCGGTAAATTTCTTAAATAACTCTCCAACAACTCAACCTGAAGGATTTTACATTAAGATTAAATCTGAAGGATCTTTATTTAATAAAATATCCAGGTCTGAAAAAGTTTTTGAAAACAAAGGACAAGCAAATAATAGAGATACTTTTTATCCTGAAGTAACTCTTGGATTTTATCAGGGATATACGGCAATAGAAACTCCAGTATTTTACGGAACTGGCAATAATAAGCTTACTGCCATACCTAATTACAACGGAGCTAATGACGCTAGATATGTTGTTAAAATAACAGGAACAAATACAGCTGGTATAAGCACATTTAGTTATTTTTTGTTTCCTAATTTATCTACACCAATTGAATCAAACATTGCTGTAAACAAAGATAGCGTAGGATTGAAGAAAGGTAATCTTTTAAAAGATGCCTCTGGTAGATCCGTAGGCCTTATTATATTTGGATCAACATCTGGATATACAATTGGGGATTCTTGGAGAATAAATTGTAGAAGTGATTCTGGGGGAACCAATGTTTTTGGAGGACCTATTAACTTTAAAACAATTAATCAAAGAGATGGTGGTTTTGCTCATTTAGCTTTAGATAACATAAAAGCTGGAGATACTATTAGAATAGATGTATCTGAAAGCGAAGGCGCAGCAGATCAACCAGAACAAACATTTATTGCTTCTTCTGATTATATAAATATTGAAGAGTGGTTTTATGAAGATCAGATTTATACTAAATTCAAACAATATTCTGAAGACGGAGTAAATCATGGTTCATTTAATGTTTTCTTTAGAAAATATGGATATGGTTTATCGCCAAATCCTATTCAAATGTATATCAAAGGATATGATGTAAATAGTCAAAAAGATTTTTCAAATGGAGGTGGTTATAATTCAATTCCTCAAAATACAATTACATTTAAAATTACTTATATTCCTGCTGGTCAATCCCCTATAGTACTTGAAACAATTGGAAAGGATAATAACTCTGAGATATTCTATGAGATACCAACGACATATCCTATTGTAACTGCTTCCGATGGAGTTACAAAGCTTCATAAGTCAAATATTTCTGGAGATGTTGGTCAAGTATTAAATGGTATTGCAACATTGCAGATTAATGACTTTAATGCATTCTCTTTTGGTAATGGGGTTGAGAGTTATAGAGTTAGAGATGATTTTAACCAGCCTATTATGGGGAATACTCCAAGAGTTAACTCATACATTTCTAACTATGCGCAAAGCAATGCGAAGTCTGGCATTACATATTCACAAATATATCAGTCTGAGACATCTACTAACAGATTGAATGAGTTCAACTTATCGAAAGCTAACTTCAAGTTTTTGGATAGAGCATATGGCTCCATTCAAAAGCTGCACTCAAGAGATACTGACTTAGTTGTATTTCAAGAAAATAAAGTATTTAGAGTTCTTTACGAGAAAAACTTACTAAGCGATGCTATTGGCGGAGGCGCAATATCTTCTATTCCTGAAGTACTTGGTACCCCCGTGCCTTATATGGGCGAATATGGTATTAGCTTGAACCCTGAGAGTTTTGCGAAGTGGGGATCTGACATCTTCTTTACTGATGCCAGAAGAGGCACAGCGATGAAGCTTGACGAGTCTGGATTGTTTGAGATATCTTCTCAAGGCATGAGAGACTGGTTTAGAGATTTATTCTCAAGTGGGCCAGACACACAAAAGATTGGTGCATATGATCCTTATGATGCCGTGTATGTATTAACAAGCAACACAAAGACTGTGAACTTGTGTACATACTCTGTCAACAAAACAGTTTTCTTCATCGAAGGAACTGCCGGAACGTATGACACATTTATTATCACTGCATCTCAGAACTGGACTGTGTCATTGATTGACAATGGTTTTGGAACTGGATGGGCTACGCTTTCTCAAGTTGCTGACACAGGTAATAAGCTTATTAAAGTTACGCTTACGTCAAACATTGGTGCCGGTGCTTCAAGGTCTATAAGGATTAGAGTGAATGCCTGCGGAACATTCCAAGACGTGATATTGACTCAGTCTAACAAGCCTGCTGTTATTAAGACAGTTGTGGTTGCTAATGGTGGTCAAATATCTCAACGTGGCGCACAAACACAACAGAACGTGAATTGGACAAGCTCAGGATCATCAGGGGCTTTGTACTCAAACGTAGTAATGCAACCAACTGGATTGTCATTATATTCTCAAAGCGTTGGCGTGGTAGGACAGGGCAATATCCCAGCGATTGGAGATACTGTTACACTTACATCTTACACCGAACCTACAAACGCACAAGGATCCAATATAAAGATATTTAATCCAAGCTTGGGTAACAAAGTATATTCGTTAGATACAAATGCAACCTATGACCCTGCAAACGTAGATTCATTGATTGCAGCATCTACTGAGATTACACCAGTTTATAGCGCAGGAGTTTACAATGCAAACTTTAACTATGCAGCGAATGGTACTAATTTATACTTAACTTGGGACTATAGAAACAAAGTAAACATTCCAAGTGTTGGATCGTCTACATCATCTGGTACATTGAACCCTGAAATTATTGAGCTTAACTATGGTTCAAGCGTAGGGAATGTGCAGTTAAAATACAACGCAGGTGTTGGTGCTTCTAGGTTTGTTTTGTATGATGCAAACAACAACTTAATAAATGATAGTGGATATGTTGGACTAAACAGTTTAGCAAACTATAATGCATTGGTTGCATTGGGCGTTGACAATATAAACTTAAGCTCACCGTACAATGGCTCCGTTAATAATGGTGTAGGGTTCTTGACACAAGTTAAGCAAACAACAGGAAGTTATTTCTTGTATGTTTACTCTCCTATTGCCAGCACAACATGGTCATTCCAAACATACGCAACTACACTGAGGTCAATTGCAATGGGGACAACGCCTTATACTACTTCAGCACTTGCGTGCGGAGGAAGCACAAGTACAACTATATATTATAATGGACAAAATAGCATACCTTCTGAAGGAAACATTATTTACACTAATTCTACCGGAACAACATTGTTTGCTGGAGACAGTAAGTATTACTATATCTCTGGTTATGCGTTAATGATTGATAACTTTGGTGTTGTTCTATCAGTAACCGCTTGCGGATGTACTGAAGTTGCTGTACCAGTTGTTATTCAAGGCAATGTAGAATTCATCCAAGGTAATGATGTAAGCATTAAAATAGCTGCAACAAATAACCCGACAAGTTTTGCTGTGTCAACTACATCGTCTAACTATGCCATTGATGGTGGAATAGTTGGTGGCGTTGTTACTGGTCAGAACCCAAATACATTATTGTATGAGAATGTTGTGGTTAATGTTGGTCAAGTTCTCTATAAATGCTATGTTACTGGTACAATATCAGTTGTAACTGGATCAGACGTAACCTTCTCGCTAGTAGGTCCTTGTCAAAACAATAGTATGCCAGCAGGGTTAACACTTGACACTGCAACAGGATTAATTTCTGGGACAGCGTCTGGATTTGGGCAATATAACTTAACTGTGACAGTAACTAATTGCGTAGGAACAAGTACACCAAACACATTTACAATCACTGTCAATAATCAACCGGTAAATTATGTACCTATTCAAGTGGATAAGGTTAATAATCAAGTGAGCGCATCATTGTGCTGCGCTATTGCTGTGCCTACATTTGTCACTATGTACTCAAATGGATACACAGTATTCCCAAGGGTTGATGACATTGTTTACGAAGATCAAAATGGTGCTACGCCATTGGCAGGCAATAACAAATGGTACTTAATAAACAATGGTCAGGCAATAAAGGTTGATAATATTGGTAACGTAGTTGACGTATTTAATTGCGGAACCACAACGACCACTACTACTTTGCCAGCAGGTAATTATTATAGCGCAACATTGTGCGGTACTACATACAGTGACATATTGCTAGATGCTTATTCTCAATCAATATCAGTAGGAAATGTATTGAAGTCGTCTGACGGAAACTGCTGGACAATCACTGCGGCTGTATCAGCTCAGCCTTATGGGTATTTAATTCCTAATCCAAGAGTTCTTTACGCAAACTGTGCAACGTGTATTGGTACAACAACTACCACGACGACTACAACAACCACAACAACGACTGCGCCTGTATTCACTGGATACCTTATGGATTTAACGGGATATAGCACTCAGTATAGTTCTTGTTCTTTAGGTGTAAACTCAACTACATTTTACCATAACGGAGCTAGCGCATATCCTGCGCTTGGAGACTTCATCTATACCAACTCAATAGGTACTTTGCCGTTCAATGGATTGAATAAGTGGTATTATGTAAATGAAGGCGCAAACAAATACGCCTTACAGATATCTATTACAGGATTAGTTCTTGCAAAGTATAACTGCGCAACCACTACAACAACTACAAGTACAACGACAAGTACAACCACGAGTACAACAACAAGTACAACTACAAGTACAACAACCACCACAACAACAGCGCCTCCTGTTTACAATGTAAGCTTAGCGTTTGGATTAACGTCTGGCGCATCATGTGCGTCAAGCGCATTCACTGGATACTACTATACCAATAACTTTGGCTCTACAGGATCTTTATACACCAATGCTGGAGGAACAATACTTGCGCCCTCTGGATGGTATAAGAGAGACTTAGGTGGAGTATTCGCAACGTTTCAGTGGGACGGCACACAATGGATATCAGCACTAGATTGCCCTTAATCTATCTCTCAGCCCAACCTGCCACGGATTATTATGCCTGGCAGGTTGAGGTTTACTTAAATAACTTTACATCTATGGGAATAGATGAGAAGGATATTTATGTTGTCGCAGCCATAGACATTGATTTGCCGGCATCTTGGCTGAGATGCCAGAGAATGTATCCAAAAGTAAATTTAATTTACGCAGAGGACACGAGAGATAACAAAGGTTATGCGCCATCTATACAGCCGCATATATTAAAGAAAGTGTGTCACAAATTTCCAGATAACTGTGACATCTTTTATCACGATTGTGATTTTTTATTTACAAGGCCGATGAATTTTGATACGCATAGATACGATAATATCTGCTATTTATCCGATACGATAAGTTATATTGGCGCAAAGTATATCAAAAGTAAGGGCGAAGATGTCTTCTTAAAAATGTGTGAGTTAGCTGGCATTGACCATCATATTGTTGAAGCCAACGAAATGATGAGCGGTGGTGCACAAAAACTACTGAAGGGCGTTGACGCTGATTACTGGCAAGAGGTTGAGGATATTAGCAATGCGCTGTACTTTGGCCTTGGAGAACTAAAAGATAAAAAGAAACACGGTGACCCTTACGGTGTGCAGATATGGTGTGCCAGTATGTGGGCCGAGCTATGGTGTTTATGGAAACGAGGCATAGAAACTAAAGTTGTGCCAGAGTTTGACTTTGCATGGGCAACGTGTGGCGCACCAAGATGGGACAAAGTTAGCTTTTATCATAATGCCGGAGCCATAGATGACAGCACTGGTATGTTTGTAAAGGGCAAATATGTCAATGTAGATCCAATCGGATTGGATATAAAAGGATTAGATCCAAACAGGTGTTCTTACTTGTATTGGAGGTGGATTGAGAACTCCGCCAAAAAAAGATTAAATTTGCAGTAATGGCGAACTATACATTAACATACTCTCCCGTCTTGGCTGGATGGACATCATTTCATTCTTACTTTCCTGATTGGATGGCAAATATGAATAACAACTTCTACACGTTCGTTAATGGCGAAATATGGAAGCACAATACCAATTCAGTACATAATAACTTTTATGGGACGCAATACAACTCTTCTGTAAGAACAATATTCAACGATGCGCCTGACGAACAGAAGATGTTTAAGACATTGCATCTTGAGGCAAGCGATAGTTGGGGAGCTCAAGTTTTATCTAATCTTGGATCCGGCAATATTAACAATGATAACTTTGTAAAAAAGGAAGGGATGTGGTTTGCTTATATCCGCAGAGAGGACAATGAGTCGAATACAGTGTACTTATCGGCTCAAGGAGTATCTGAAGTTTTGCTTGTTTCTTCTGGCGCTGGCTTTGTAGACATTACATTTGCCGGAAAGGTTGGAGACAATGTCAATCTAAATAGCCCTGGTAGATTTAGCGGTGACATCATTTATAGAATCAATGGATCATTAGCCGCAAAAGCAAAGTGTGGTATGGCATCTACAAAGACATACAACCCTGTAACAAACAGGACAGTTATACGAATTATTGCTGACGCAACAGGAACTCTTGTTGCGCCAACTGTAGGCGACTTTATTTTGTCCGTAAAGAATTCAGTATCAGAATCATTTGGACTAAGAGGCTATTATATGGATGTACAATTAGATAGTACAAACACTGATTCTATAGAAGTTTTTCAAGTATCTTCAGAAGTATTTAAAAGTTACCCTTAATTTAGTATCTTTGCATTAATATGAAGTTTGAAACAAGAGTCATTTCAGAATCTGATTACGAGAACATTTTAAAGAAATGGTGGAAAGATTGGAGATGGGATGCCCCTGCGAGAGATTTCTTACCTTTTAATTTAGAAGGAGTTATGGTTTCAAAAGATGGCGTAGATATCTGTGCCTGCTTTTTGTACATGACAAACTCAAAGATTTGCTGGTTAGAGTTTATCGTTAGTAACTTTGAAGTAAAAGATAAAGTATTGAGGAAGAATGCGTTAGCGTATATGATTGAGGTTGTGAAAGCAATGTCAGTCTTATCTGACAAAACATACATCTACTCGTCAATGAAGAACCCTTCATTGATAAAAAGCATGAAAGAATTTGGCTTCTTGGAGGGTTCTACAGGATGCACAGAATTAGTATTTATAAAACAATAAAACATGGCTGCATTAACATCTACATTGGTTGCAGGAGCTGGATTGGCTCTTAACGCATATCAAACATACGAAGGAGTACAACAAGAGAAGGCTGCTGCTAAGTCAGCTGCTGACATTGGAGCACAACAAAAAATGTTGGCTGAACAAAACAGAGTTGCTGGCGTACAAGTGCCACAACTTGGTTATCAGTTAGCGCAACAATCGGGTGCTCAAAGAACAGCGAATCAGGTGCAGGCATTACAAGGTGCTGGCGCTGCTGCTGTATTAGGTGGCTTGCCAGGTGTTGGCCAGCAAGGTACTGCGCAAGACTTACAGTTGGCCGCTCAACTTGATCAGGCTAAATATGAGAGAGATACATTTGTTGCACAACAAGAGCAAGCGATGCAAGCTCGTAAGATTGCACAACAAAATGACTTCTTAACATCTCAATTACAAGGAGCTCAAATGGCAAGAGCACAAGGTCAGGCAAATATTAACGCTGGTCTTACTGGTGCTGCCGGAACTATTGGAGAATTGGCTGTTCAATATGAGAAGAATAGACCATTGTATGAGAAAGATAAAACTCCTGCAAAAACAATAAATACCATTGCAACAGAAAAACAACAATCAGTAAATCCAGGTATTTTAACAGGTCCGGAGAGTGGTTTAGTTACGGCTACAGAAGCTGGATTGTCTGCTCCTGCTCCAAGACTTCAAGCAAAATATTGGGAGAATTCACAATACAATCCTTTGGCTACATTTCAAAGAAACCCAAATATTGGTCAATCAGTTAGCCCATTTCAAAGCACATATGATAATGATTTGTTTGGCGCATATAATCCATTCGTAAAATAATTATGGCAGAATATTCACAGTATCAAGCCACGAACCCAATTGATTGGGGTAATATAACGCAGAACATATTAGAGAAACTTGGCAAAGTAGAAGAAGATAGAGAAGCGAAAAGAGTTGAGCTAGACAAACAATACTCTGACGTAGTATCTATTGTAGATAAGTATCAAGGATCTAAGTCTCCTACGTTCAACCAGTTTGTAATGGATGGCGCAAACAATGTAAGGAATTCTTTGTATGAGCAAAACCAATTGCTTAAAAGAGGAATGATTACTCCAAGCGAGTACTCAAGAATTGTATCAACCACGAGAGATGGCTGGTCAAGGCTTGCTGACTTGACTAAGCAGTACGATGCAAACTATGAGGAAGGATTAAAAAGAATTGAGGAAGGTAAAGCTGCCGGTCAAGAACTATATCAAAGACAAATGACAGCTGACTTGCTTAACTTAAAAGGCAAGACTACATTTATCAACCCTAAGGATGGCAGAATGTATATTGCTAAGGTTGACCCAGAAACTGGAAAGGTTGTAGGTGACGCTGATTTATATGATGTTCAAACTATAAATGCCGGATTGAATCAGAACGTAGATAAGCTTAATATTTCCAACGAGGTAAATAACTATGTGAAGAACTTAGGATCAGAGGCAAGAATGGTTAACGGTAGATATGTTATTTCTCAGTCAATTAGGGGTAAGTTCAATAGCAAAACTAAACCAGAGATTATTGATGCCATCACAAACAACCCAAGAAAAGCTGCAAGTGTATTGGCTGACAATACTGACGAAAAATATTCTTTCACAAATAATGCTAAAGAAATTCAGGCGATTAATAGCCAGATTGACAAGCTTGCTGCACAAAGACAATCTGTGAAATCTGACGCAGATAAGAAGGCAATACAAAAAGAAATAAACTCTTTATCTTCTCAGCGTGACAAAACAATTTTGCTTGTAAGAGATGAAAATGGTATCTTTACACCGAAGTTAAGTGAAGAGCAAATGAAGAAGGCTAAGTCAATTGTAGACGATGTTATTGAATCTCAGATTGACTACAAAGTAGAGAAGCCTGAAAAAGAAACTCAACAACTTACTTATACTGAGCGAAAAGATATTGCAAAAGAGGAAAAGGAAGTATATGATATATCTCAAAGAATTAAACAACTAAACGACATATATACAAATAAGGCTAGCTCTAAATATGCTGGACTTGTAAAAAATGCAGACATTAGTTTTGCTATGCCTAAATATGAGGGAAGGGTTATTGGTTTAATGGTTGGAAACAAGCCTAGTAATAAAGGAAAAAAATATATAAGAGTAGCAAAACCTAAATACGATCCAAACACTAAAGAGCTTATTGGTGATCAAGAATACAATATAGAATTATCAAATGATCCGCGTGAATATAAAAATGTTATGAATGCTTTGATAAATCAAAAATGGGGAACTAAATTTGCATTCCCAGATATTGAAAAATATTCAGAATCATCACAACCAATACCAGTGTCTTCAAGTAAAAAAGGAATATTAAATTAAAATGCCAGGATCAAAAGAATTATACGACAAGCTATATAGCGAACAATTATATACAAATAGCTACAATGATTTTGTTGCTAAATATGGATCTGAAGAAGGTCAAAATGAATTGTATAAAAAACTCAGTGAGCAAGAATTATATACAAACGACATAAATACTTTTAAAAGTAAGTATTTCTCTGACGTAAAAAAAAAAGACGTTGGGGTATCTGTTTCATCTTCGGGTCAACCAATTGGTTTGTCGGCATCTCCAAGGAATCCATCAGCGTATAATAAAGGTATTGAGTCTAGGGACTGGCAAGCACACCAAGCCTTAACACGTTCTCTACAAGAGGCTGCGCAAAAGAATGACGCAGTAGCGATAAAGAATGCTCAATCACAACTTGAGCAGTTACGTGCCAGCAACCCCAATATAGCCTCTGATCCATTACTTAACGAAGACCTACAGACTGCAAATAAGTTTATTAAAGCAGCTCCTGTTCAGCCTGCGGCTAAACCAATTGCTGAGGTTGCATTGGGTATTAAAGAAAAAGCACCAATACCAACAAAGCAAAGAGCTCAAGAAGAGCAAAAGGTAACTGAGTTAAATAAAAAACTTGCTGTTTTAGGTGAGCCTACTCCAGAAGAGTTAAATACCTCATTTAAACTAACAATGCTTGAATCTGGTCTGGCAAAAGAAACTGCTGGATTTAAAGAGGAATCAAACCAATATGCTGAAGATGCTTTTTCTAAAATAGAAGACCCAGATAGATTAATTTCTGCAATCAATAATAGATTAAAGTTTCATTTGCCGTCAACAAGTTCAAGGCCTATTGACGATGCAATCACTCAATCAATATTAGAGTTTCAAAAGAATAAACAACAGGCCACGAACGATGAAATTATTTCAAGAGCAAAAGATATATTATCTGAAAAGAAATTACAAGGTAGTATAGACAAAGAAATTGATAATATACTAACAAGTGACACTCCGTTTACTACAGATCTTGCAAATACATTAATAAATTTAGTAGATCCAGGTAAAGAAATCATAACAGATCCATTAGTTTCTGGCAATCAATCAAATATGCTTAAAGATATCGAGTCAATGAAAAATAAAGTTGTACTTGAAAAAGCAAGATTTGATAAAAACATGGAGAAATTCGATATTCTTAAAAGCGAGATTGCGGATATTTCTCAAGAAGAATTCAATGCTATGCCAGATGAAGACAAGAGATCTTTTATCGCAAAGCAACAGGAGTTAAACTTATTGTCAAAGGATTTGTATAATAAATTTGATGCATGGAATAATAGTAATGACAATATACAAGACTTTAAACAAGAGGCCGATTTATTAAAAAGAAATTACGGAATACTTTCAAATGCAGTTGGAAAAGCTGAAGCTGGTGCTTTAAGTATTCTTGGAGGAGGATCTAAAATAACTGGATTAGTTTTAAGCGCTATTACAGGAGGAAATAAGATAAGTGGATTTGAAGGCAAAGGCATTGAATCTGCTGAGAAATTAAGAAGTACATTATCAAAACCTATGTCTTATAAAGATGTAGAAAACCCATATGATTTTTTTAGATACTCTGGATCATTGATTGCTGACCAAGCTGCAAATTTTGCGTTAGCTGCAAATACAGGAGGAATGGCTCCATATATTATAGGATTATCTGCTACTGGTCAAAAATATAAAGAGTTAGAAAAAGAAGAACAACAAGCAGGTAAAGAATTATATAGCACTGGTCAAAAGCTATTAACGTCTCTTTTGATAGGTGGATTAGAAGTTATTACAGAAAAAGCAGAGATTAAAGTATGGAAGAAAGCTTTACCATCATGGAGATTATCTGAGGCTGCAAAAAGGGGAGCTACTGATCTTGAGTTAAATATGATGCGTGATGAATTTAAAAAAGGAATCAAAGGCGCAATATCACTTGGTAAAGAAGTTGGGTCAAATCAATTTAAAGAGGGTTCTGCTGAAGCCTTTTCTCAAATAGGCGGCAACCTTGCTGATAAATATGTTTTAGGTAAAAAGAATGTTGGTATATTTGATGGAGTTGAGGATGCATTTGTAGGTGGAGCTACTATTGGCGGTCTTATTACTGTTGCTCCGGCATTAGCAGCGCAAGCTATTGCTCCGTTTGTTAATGATCCAGAAAAGAAAATAAAATCAAACTCGGAAAAGTTAAAGCAATTAGAAACAGCTCTTGCTGACGCTGAAGATGTAAACAAACCTACTATTCAAGCATCCATAGATAGACTTAGCAAAGAGAATGTATCTCTTATAAATGGAGGTATAAAAATTATGGATGGATTAACTCCGTCTGAGATAAGAAGAAGTGTTGAGCTTTACGACAAAATAAAAGATGTAAAGAAACAATACTTAAATATTAAAAACGATGCAAATTTGTCTGAGGAACAAAAAAAATCTGCAATAGAAACTTTAAATGAAGAGTATAATAACGCAGTTACAGAAAGATTATCATTACTAAAAAAAGGAGAATCAAATGAAAACGAAAAACCTATAGAAGTTGAAGTTATCCCAAATGAAATAGCGTCATTGAAAGATGATGAAATAATAGTTCGTGGTGCGCCAACTTTAGAAGAAATACCAGAGCAATTTAGAGATAGAGCAAAGAAAAGCGAAGGGATGCAAGTAGAAACAAGAAAGTCTATACTTGGTATTCCATATGGAAAAACAACAAAAGAAACCGTTAATGACGGCTATTCTTATACATTAACAGGAAAAGAAGCAAAAGATTATGCCATTCAAGAGCAAGGCTCAGGTCAAGTACCTGTACAGCCAGAAACCGGAGTTAGCCAAGAAGTGGAGCAAGGAAAACCCGAAGCAAAACCTCAAGTCGTTGCCGAGCAAGGCGAAGAAGTCAGCCAAGAAGTAAAAGACTTAAGAGCTAAAGAACAAGTAGAGTACGAAGAAGCTATCCCTAACATAGAAACATTTAGAGTAAATGGTGAGATAGACAAGAATCTTATGACTCCTAAGGAGCAAGCAAAGTATAGTGATATTTATAACAAGTATGATGAATTAATCACTCCTTTGTTAGCTGAGAAGCCTAGGGTACAGGAAGCTAAAGCGCCATCAATACAAGAAGAAGGCACAAGATTGCCAGAACAAAAAGCTGAAGGAGTAAGAGGCGAACCTACGATTGAAGAAGAAGCCAAAAAGAAATCAGCGTTTGATCAGGTTGAAGGTGGTGTTGAGGCTAAACAAAAGTCTCTTGACACTTTTGAGAAGACAAGAAAGCGTGGTCAAAAAACATTTGCAGAAGCAAGAGAAAATGCTATCAGTACATTAAAGAAAACATTTGCATACGAGAGAGCTGACGATGTTCAAAGAAATGAAATGGAGCGTGAGCTACGCACAGAACTTGGAGAGAAACTCAAGAAAGCGCCATCTGTAAACAAAATTCTTGGTAAGATTAAGAATATTGTCAAAGTAACAGTAAATGAAGCAACTGCATTAAAAGAACAAATAAAACTTGAAGTAAAAGCTGCTAAAGATGCTGTTAAATATATCAATGAATTAAGAAAAAATTTATCATCTGAGATAGCTGCCCTTGAAAAAGGAGGTAAGATTTCAGCAAGACAAGCAAAAACTATTACAAATAGGCTTGGCAAGATTAATCTTCAAAACCCTGTTGTTGTTAATAGGTTTGTTGATTATATGACAAAAGTCTTTAATGATGCTGAATATGCTGACAAGATTAGAATAGCAAATGAAAATAAAAATAAGATAAAAAGACTTTATAAAGGAAACAATGTTCAGGCAACTATTAGCACAATGGCTAAGAATTTCTTGACATTAAATCCTAAGAAATTGTCTGACATTGATCAATACTTATCTATTTCTAATCAAGTATTACAAGCTGTTATGCGCACGCAACCAGCTGTTATTAAAGATGTCAATAAATATATAGAAGCCGCAGCAAAAGAACAAGCAGATAAAATAAAGAATGATCTTCTTCTTGAATATCAGTATCTAGTTGATGCTGGCATATTAGATGACTCTATGAGCTATGAAGATATCATCGAGGTCATCGATGGCATTGAAGACAATGCTACCCAAGAAGCAATTGACAAAGGTGAAGACGTAAGACAGTATCTTGTTAAGATGTTTAACTCTTTGTCTGCTATAGGAAAAGAAATATTATCAGAAGGAGTTGACCCTGTTACTGGATTGCCGGTTGATTTAAGTGATGATCAAAAATTAGTTCTTAAACAATTCTTAAATATGGACATAGAAAATATGTCTATACAAGATGCTAAATTAGCATTAGAGTATTTGTCTAATTTTATCACAAATGGCATAACAGACGGAATGGGTGGACTTGTTCAGTCTTATGCCGGATCAGAAAACTTTAAGAAATTTAAAAAGACAGGAGCTAAATTTAGAGACTTGAAATTATTTTTCTCAAGCAAAATAGGTAGAGCGATTGGAGAGAATATAACAAACTTAAATATTTTATTAGAACAAGCATTAAATGGCCAAGATAGATCTGCTATTTTTAGATCGTTGAGTGGTTTTAATGATATTGTAAATGGTAATGCAAAAGCAAGGAAAATTGCAAATCAAAAACTAATTCAATACGTTGAACAGTTCAAAGGTGTAAAAGATTTCTTTACCGTTGAGAATAATATTGAAAGAGGCGTTCTTTCTTTCTTGATTAGAACAAACGAAACTAAAGAAGAATTAGAAAGAAGAAAAGGCCTTATTGAGCAAAGCATAGAGAAAATGATGAATGGCAATGAAAAAGAAGTTGCCAAAGCTAAAATAATACAAGAAACATATGACAGAATTGGCAAGGATGCAAAAACAGTTCAAGACGTTATTGATGCTGCCAGTAAAGATAATAGAGACGCTGTTGATTGGTGGATTAATAATTGGAGTAATGATTATGATCGCCTTAAGGATTTATCCCTTAACATATATAATGCTGACCTTGGAAAAGATCAAAACTATACCCCTGATGTTTATGACAAAACAGATGAGGCACAAGAAGATGTTGACAATTTAAGAAAGTCAGCGTTCATGATGACCACGAAGGATTACACTGTAAAGAAAAAGACAGGAGTCCTTATGGAGGCAGTTAAGCCAGCTAAATTAAACAGCAATAGAGTTGTTAGTTTTGATTTTGACACTAATAATGCCAGAGCATATGAAGCAGCAATGGTAGATCTTGAAACAGCAGCTCCAATAAGAAGAATTGATGGATTTATGAATTCAAAAGAATTTAATAAATTAGGAAAGTCTGACGATGTTAAATTGATTAAACGCAGAATTAATGGATACATTGGAGAAATTAGAGGCAAGAACTATGTTTCAAAAACATCAATACAAGAAATCAATAAAACATTAGACGCTATTGGGTCTATTGGAGCAGCATTAACTCTTGGTGGGGTTACTCAACCTGTGAAACAAATTGCTCCAGTTGCTTTCAATACATTAATTAATACAGGTGAAATGTTAGATGTTAAGTTAGCTTTTAATAAAGATGTAAATAATTGGATAAATGAACTAGGTATGCCTATTGCAAATAGGGGCATGGAGTCATTATTAACCATAAACACAGCTAATAAATACTTAGAACAAGCATCAAAACATAAAGGACAAAAATCTTTAGATTTTATTAAAAAGGCAAGTGAAGTATATCTTGATTTTTTCTTAAAAAAACCTGACGTATTCATCGCAAGAGCTTCATTTATTTCTTATTACAAAAAACAATTAAAGAAAAAAGGAGTTGACGTATCCAATATAGACTGGGCAACACACAAGGTAGACAAAGCAGCAGCTCAGTATGCTCAAGACATGGTTGACAGACAACAAAACGTATCCGATGCCGCT